TAGAAGTAGCCTTCCTTCTTCAGGTCGAAGAGCATAGCCATCTCCTCAGAGTTGTCATACTTGAAAGTAGTGCTTTGATAAATTGGCACTTCAATAGGCTCACCATTTTTTGGGGTATATCCACCCCTCACACATATAGTGTTTACTGATAGTTTCTTTGTTTTCATATTGTGTTAAAATTATACCTTACTTGCATATTACTTGCATTCCTACTTCTTTGCAAGCAAATCCATTAGCTGCTTGATTTGAGCATCCTTGCTCTCTACTTGCTTGCGCAGGTCTGCCACCTGCTCACGCAACAGATTGATTTCGCTCTCTGAGAAGTCTCCAATTATCTGTTTGTTGTGGTGGGCGTTTTCTTCGTTCACCATATTTATATTAGGTGTTCTATCTTTACCAAAAACCCAGTCACTTGGACTAACGGCAGCTTTATCATCAAACATATCGCCATCAGAATTTACTAGCCATTCTTTTCTCAGACCTAGATTGTAGCAAATCTTTTGAATATCATTCTTGTTGAAAGAATACTTGGTATTGCTTTCGCTCATCTTCTTGCTGAGATTAGCTTGGTCTATACCTATTACCTTGCAAAACTGAGACATCGACTTGAATTTACTTATGTCGAAGCAAAACTTTAAGTTCTTCGCAATATCATTCATAATTCTTAAAATCTGTTTAGAAATTACACATTATGCGCCACCTTTCGTAAATAAAGGTTAAATAACCGAGAATAACAAAACTTTCTCTTTGAAAAGTTTGGTTATTTGAGGTTATTTTCGTACCTTTGCAATCGTTAATCAGTTACAACACTGATAGACGAAAAAGGTGGGACGGAGTTTAAAACACCGTCTAAGCTATTTATCCACTGCAAAGATAGTTATTTAACTTCATTCCACCAAACTTTTTTTGGTTAAATATAGTTATTTTAAGAAAAATAATGAAGATAGAATATAATCAGGAAGAGGTTCGTCAGAGGGTTGCAAAGGTTATAGAGTTGGGCAACTATAAGTCCACAAGGTCGTTTTCGGTTGATGTTGGTATCGATTGCTCTAACCTATCAAAGATGCTAAGAGGTAAGCAGAATTTTACCAAGGCAGCTATGATGGCTATTTGCTCTAACCTAAAGGTTGATTTACAATGGCTCGCCTACGGAAAAGGTGATGCACCTGTAATGATAGGTCAGATAGATGACGCAACACAATTACGAATCGAAAAGGCAAGACTTGAAGAACGAGTACAATGCCTAGAAAACGAAAAAGCATTTCTGCAAAGGATGCTTGAAAAGTAATAGGAGAATAATAAAATGGCAACACCGAAGAAGAAAGTAGTGGTCGAAAAGATTGCTAAGAAATGGCTATCAACTGATGAAGCTGCATCATACATAGGTATGGGAAAGTCGTTCATAGTTGAGTTGAGAAAGAGCGGAAAGCTACCACACTGCATGATAGGTCACTCGGCTTTTTTTCTCGCAAGCGATATAGATAATCTGCTTGAAAGCCATCGTATACGTTAGAGTTATGTTGTTTAATATCACCAAGTGTGGTGGATTGGCGAGTTCTTAACTATTTCTTTTATATGCTCGCCAATATGGTTTCATAGCTCAGATGGTTAGAGCGGTCGGCTGTTAACCGATAGGTCGTAGGTTCGAATCCTATTGAAACCGCAATTCTTTTAGAATCAGATTATCACTACAAGTGATGAAACTGAAAGCTAGAGAAGAGTTCTTTGACATATTGACGCACAGAATATAGTATGCGTGGAAAAGAAGTAGCCGGAGAGCATCAATGGATGCCGTGACCTGGCGAAAAGGACGCACGACATACGAAAAACTAGTCAGTAACAGATATTACATAGACTATACCGATGAACTATGCTGAAACATCAGCACAAGCAAAGGGCATAATATAGGTCTGTATCGTTTGCTATGTAGTATTCTAGTCGAAGTATGTATTATTTCCATCTTACGTGTAAGATATTTATAATATGTATGGAGTGTCATACGGAACGTCAATGCTAGCTGTATCGGGAATACGGAAACGATTAATATCGTGGCATTCACAAACGACAGAAAGTTCCATGGTTTTAGATACATAAAACAGCAGGGTATGGTGTAAGTGGTATTCTTGCACACCTCGCACAATAGATGATACCTCTTCTTATCGTGTGAGATAGTGGCGGTTCGATTCCGCCTCCCTGCACAAATTTTCAATTATTATTATTAGATAGTACAACGTTTATTACGAATATAGAAGTCTAGCTAACTCTGAACAGAGTTAAGTCAAAGAATGAGACTTAAACACTACTTTAAAGTAGAGATTACTTCTCAATACTTTAATTAAATAACAACAAAGAGATATTTAGTGTAAACGGAAGCACGTCATACAACTTGAAGATACCGTTCTTATCGTATGGAAATGTTGGTTCGAATCCGACAATATCTCCAAAGTTCTAAATGTTTTTGCATAAATATTTTATTTGATTACTTGTTTGTTTATATTTTAATTAACAAAATTTGAATTTGAATTTGACAATGATGGCAATGCAGTCTGTCTGTGAAGATAGGCTACACAAATTGCAGGTTGGAGCAGTGGTAGCTCGCTAGGCTCATATCCTAGAGGTCGCAGGTTCGAGTCCTGTACCTGCAACACTCATTTTTTGGTTATAAGGTTATAAGGTAAAGTTTTCTAAGTTTTAGCATCAAGTTCGTGAGAATATGATGCTTCATGGTTCTGTGGTGTAATGGTAGCACAAGAGATTTTGGTTCTCTTAGAGATTGTTCGATTCAGTCTGGAACTACTCAATACATTTTTTTATTATTAATTATCTTTCATACTTGTATGACAGCTTGTGAAAGTAGTTGTACTTTATTTGGAATCAGCACTTTTTAAGTGTTTTGCTTACTTAAATAATTTATTTTTTTTCTCAACTGCTTGTGATAAGTCGTTGAGTTTTGCCCTTAAAGCAATTAGGTAATGCGCTACATACGTAGATTTAATGCTCCGACCAGTATGTAGAGAAGATGGCTCGATACCATCTAAGGGCGCATTTTTTACTTTGTCATAAGAAAATGATTAAATTTTAAAATTAGGCTGTTTTTCCTTGGCGGTCAGATTATTAAGTTAGTCTGCCGCCAAGTTTTTTTTTACGAAAAGAACATGAAGATTATATATAGTATAAAGATTCACAGAGACCACTTAAAAACGCTGCAAGGTCTGAAATGCTTACAGTATGTTGATGTCGGTGAAGATGGCAAGTCAATTACTTGTCAGTTCAAAGACAACAAGACTAGAGGTTGTCTGATTGCTCATACAAATGATTGGCTTGTTGAATTTGCGACAGGAGAATGGAAGAAGTTCGGTGATGCTGCTTACCAACAACTAGTTTGGAATCCGAGCAACTTTTCTAAAGAATATTAGCTATGGCTGCTGCTAGGGTTGTTCAACACAAGTACACATCGAAAGATGGTACTGAGTACGATAGTAAAGAAGAATATCTGTATCACCAAATTCTTCTTGCTGATAAACGAGTTTCTTGTATTCACAGACAAGTGAAACTCAGTATATTCAAATCCATTTATATGATTGTGCCGAAACAACTCAAAACAAAGGTTCGGTACGATAAAAGACTGATGGTTAGCGGTCATAGCTATAAACCAGACTTCATATTTTGGGAAGATAAAAAGTTGATTGTATGTGATGTGAAATCTAAGTACACTCATTCTCTCAGGGAGTTCAGAATAACTGCCAAGGGGTGTATCAATAAGATTGTTGCACACAACAAGAAACGTCATAATGGTGAGCCGTTTGTGGTTTTTCGTGAAGCTATCCATATCAAAAAGAATGAATGGAAGATAATCGACTACCCACCTGACGGAAATAGTTATTTTGAGATTTAATTTCATTCATAATTTATTTAAAATTTATAGTTAGTTATGTAAACCGCCCCTACGCCGACTAAGGTTGTCGTAGAATAGGATGTGGAGTTGCTCTTTGGGCAAGAGTATGAATCGAAAACGCACCAAGAGGAAATAAAACCTCTCGTAAGTGTTTGGCATGCGGTGTGTCTTTTGAAACCTGGGAAACGAAGCATCCTTTTTTTTTAAAAACAGTTTAATATGAAACATACAGTTGATGATATTGAATTAAAGATAGAACCTGAGTTCAGAACGTTTTATAATAGAATAGGTGTATTTAATACACATTTTCAGAATTTCGGGCATTATAACATACCGAAAGCTCAACTAATTTTAGCTGACCCACCTTATAATCTCGGTGTTAATGCTTACGCAAGCAATCCGTCTTGGTACAAGGATGGAGATAACAAAAATGGTGAAAGCGAACTTGCAGGTGAGGAGTTTTTCGATACTGACAAAGATTTCCGTCCTGCCGAGTTTATGCACTTTTGCTCACAGATGTTACGACCAGAGCCAAAAGAAAAAGGTAAAGCACCTTGTATGATTATCTTTTGCGGTTGGGAGCAGCAATTCTATTATAAGAAATTAGGCGAGCGGTACGGATTCAAGGGTTGCATCCCTTTGGTGTTCAGAAAGAATTATTCTGCACAGGTCTTGAAAGCCAATATGAAGGTTGTTGGCAACTGTGAATATGGTCTGATACTCTATCGTGACAAGCTGCCTAAGTTTAATAATCACGGAGAAATGGTTATGAACTGTATGGAATTTCCGAGAGATTTAGGTATGCCACGTAGTCACCCGACACAAAAACCTATTCCACTTCTGAAAAAGCTGATAGGGTTATTTACAGACCCCGATGATGTCGTTATCGACCCAACAGCAGGTAGTTGCAGTAGTATTGTTGCAGCAGCATCAATGCAGAGAAAGGCTTATGGCTTTGAAATCAAGAAACAAATCTATTCACGAGGTGTAGATAATGTAAAGAGATACATAAGTAATGATATGTTTGATGTATCTCCGCAGCTTGAAAAGCGAAAGCGATATACACAAGCAAGTTTATTTTAATTTACCATCATGATAGAATTGAATAAGATATACAATGAGGATTGCCTAGTTGGGATGGCGAAGATTCCAGATGCAAGCATAGATTGTATTATCTGTGATTTGCCGTATGGCACGACCAAGAATGCATGGGATAGCGTTATCCCTCTTAATGACCTTTGGACTCATTATAACAGAATAATCAAAGAAAACGGTGCGATAATTTTGTTTTCTCAAATGCCTTTTGCTGCCGTGCTCGCATGTAGCAACTTGAATGATTTTAAGTACGAAATTGTATGGCAAAAAGAAAATGCTACAGGATTCTTAAATAGTAATTTTGCTCCTATGAAGATTCATGAAAATATTTTGGTATTTTCTAAATCTAGTGCTTGTTTTGTAAAAGATAAGAATTTGGCGATGATATACAATCCTCAGATGATACATGGTTGCAAGCCTTATATAAGTAATAGGAATGGAATATCATCCACAAATTACGACTACAAACATTCCAAGCCAATTACAACCATCAACAATGGAGAACGTTTTCCAAACGATATTATATTTTTCAAACGAGATAAAGAGAAGATTCACCCTACACAGAAGCCAGTGGATTTAATTCGTTATCTCGTTAGGACTTATACCAATGTGGGGGGGGCGTTCTTGATAACTGTATGGGAAGTGGCACTACAGCAATTGCGTGCATCAGGGAGAAGCGGAACTTCATCGGCTTTGAACTGAACAAAGAATATTACGACAAGGCTTGCAAGCGCATTCAGCTTGAAATGGCGCAGCCGAGCCTGTTTTGACTATGGGTATATAACTTTTCATTTGCCCTTATATATGCTCACGTGAATCGGTGCGGTGGAACTTGCGTGAGGTTCACTTTGTAATAGTCTGAGCACTGCACCGATTATTCTTTGGATATTATTTTCTTTCATAACCAAGCCCAACCGATGATAGTGTTCCTTGGGCAAGAACGATAATGGTACGACACTGCTAGAAATAGTAGCACTCTTGAAATTTGGCGGCTATCATCGGTATTTTTAAGTATTGGAGGTGTAAAATGGCGAGATTAACGATTGAAGAATTAAAGACAATAGTTCGTTAATAATTCAATAATGTGCTAAGCAGCTATACGCTGTAAGCACGAGAGATTTTTGAAAATCTTGCTAATTAAAGTTCGGTTCGGGGTGTACCCACATGCTTTAAAAATTCGTTTCACCAGATAAATGTTGGTCATCAGCGACTTGACCAACTTTTTATAGTTAAGTTGTCATAAGCATTTCTTAATATAAGTTATTGATTTACAGACGATTAAATATTAATTTAACGCAGTATTGTTAAAGAAAGACCCATTGACAAAAGGCGATTTTGAGCGTATGAAAATTATGGGATTAGACCCAAATGAGCCTTGGGCGTTAGTTTGTAAGATATTGGATTTTTGTGACGATGGTTACTTTAATATGAGAGCTTTGAATCTGTTCTCCATATATGTAACTGGCTACTTCGATTGTTATCGTAGATTAAATTCTGAAAAGATAGAAAAGATTAAAAAAGCTTTTGGATAATGAAAGGTATGTTTTATATTAGCTATCTTGTTGTTATGCTTGTTCTTGTTCTTGCTGCTGAGATAATCAACTTCGCAAGCAAGGCAGTATGCGGCAAGAAAGCAATCAAATGTTTTGAGTTATGAGTATAATTTTGTTTGCGCTTGCTGCAACCGCTCTTATGTTTGCAGTCGTTGGCGCAATAGCGATGATGCTAGGTCTGGATAAAGAAGATTAGCAAAATGAGAAGTGAATCAAGGCGCAGTCAGCTCGACCACGAAAGATATATGAGAAATCGTGAAGAAAGACTGCAAAAGCAAAGAGAGTATTACAGAAATAATACTGAACTTTGCAAGGCTAGCGTAAAGCTATGCAAAAAGAAAAGAGTAGAAAGAGAAAGATTATTATTGCTTAATTAATTAAATATGTAGCTATTATGGCAAAAGACAAAATTAAGTTGGTTTTCGAGATTGACCGCTTTAAGGTTATCGGTTGTGTCGCACGTAATTGTGAGACCAAGGAAGAGTATGAGGAATTGGTGAAAATCATCAATAGTACTGATGAGGTTGTTCGTGATGACGCAACAATTGAGAAGACAAATTGTGTACTGATTCTCGACCAGTTGTTGCACGACAACGAGAATTTGGCTCTTCGCAAACGTCTGGAGAACGAGGATAAAACACTCCACAATGGTGAAGGTGACGGTGATAACGATGGCAACGTAAGATGCATCGAAATCAAAGGCGATATTGCCAAAGAAATTTTCGCTAAAATCGCATCTTTGGCTGAAGACGGAAAGGATGGTGAGTAATGAGAGCGAGAACTAGTACTTGGTATGAGACAAAAATCAAATACCAAAAGACGATGGAGGATGGCTCGGAAAAAGTTGTCAACGAACTTTATGTTGTTGATGCGCTTTCTTGCACCGAGGCAGAAACATCTATCATTGATGAAATGAGTTGCTATATTAGTGGCGATTCTGCCGTTACAAGCGCAAAGAAAACTAACTATGGCGAGATTTTCTTCTCTGACTTGGATGATGATGATAAGTGGTACAAGGCAAAGTGTCAGTTTATCACTATTGATGAGAAATCCGAAAAGGAGAAGCGTTCTAACGTTACTTACTTGGTTCAGGCTAAGTCGTTAGCACGTGCTCTTCGATACGTTGATGAGGTGATGGGGAAGACAATGATTGATTACGACATTGTAGGTCTTAACGAAACTCATGTCTTCGATGTATTCGAACATCACGCTCCATCTTCCAAAAATAAAGAGGAAAAGAATGAGTAGAATCGACAAACTTATAGCGTCTATGCCGTCAAAAATGGCTAATGCAGTAATCCATCAACGCAAGTTACATGCTTGCTTGATGGAACTTACTGCAAACAAGTCAAGAGAAGTGGCGGCTAGAGCTATTTTTCTGAATTACCAAGATGGTGATGGCAGAAAGTTAGGTACAATTCCACATTATTACGAAAGACCTACAACTACTGGTTCGGTAATGGTGGAGACGTACTTTAGTTATATTGATAGAGTACATTAAATCTCAAAACTATGGCAAACAGTAAAATCGCAACTTTCTACAAAAGAAGCTGCCACGATTGTATATTTCTTCAAGTCTGCAAAGACCCTAATGCAAGCTACAATGGTGATTACGTTTGCAAAGATTGGGAATGGAAATATGAGTGATTAATTTTTAAATTTTAAACGCAAAATGAGTAATACACAAGTTGCGACACAACAAAACAATATGTCGCTCGGTGAGTTAATGCACTCACCTGCCGTAGTTGGAAAACTCAACGAGGTTTGGAATAGCCCACAAATGGCTAATAGTTTTATGAGTTCGGTTATCAGTGTTGCTAACGGAAATCCACAACTACGCAATGCCGAACCTATGAGTATTATCGGTGCTGCTATGGTCGCTGCAACAATGCAGTTGCAGGTGATTCCTACACTTGGGCAGTGCTATATTATTCCTTATGGAAAGAAGGCACAATTCCAAGTTGGTTACTTAGGATTGCTCCAACTTTGCCAACGAAGCGGTCAGTTTAAGAAAATCCTCGCTGCTCCTGTTCATGAAGGTGAATACGTGTCTGGTGATGAGTTCGATGAAGAGTATGTCTTCGACAAGAAACAAAAGAAGTCAGACAAGGTTATCGGTTATATGGCTAAGTTTGAACTTCTCAATGGTTTCACGAAGGTTGCTTATTGGGATATTGAAAAGGTGAAGGCTCATGCTACAAAGTTTAGCCAAGCTTTCAGAGCTGGATTCAATTCTCCTTGGAAGTCTGATTTCGATGCTATGGCTCAGAAGACGGTTCTCAAATCCATTTTGAAGTTTGCGCCTAAATCAATAGAAATGCAGAATGCGGTTACTTTCGACCAATCGGTTATCAATACTAATACTTCTGATGTTCAGGATTTGGATATTGATGCTTTTGCTCCAGAGTATGTTGATAACATCGAAAGCGAGAAGAAAGAGAATATTGCTGCAAAGGCTGCCGAAGCTGCCAAGGCTGATGCTGCCAAGAAGGAGGAACAGAAATGATTACCGACAATGTAGAACAACGAAGTTTGGAGTGGCATAGACTTCGATGTGGTTGCATCACTGGTTCTAAGGTTGCTGATATTATGTCTTCTGGTCGTAAAAAAGAAGATTTGTTTTCTCAAGTAGGTAAAAGTTATCTTTATCAAATCGCTGGCGAACGCTTGTTCAATCCCGATTTCTTGAACGATGACGATATATTCCAAGATTACATCGACCAAGTTTCCGTAAACACGAAGGCAATGCAGTGGGGTGCTGATATGGAAGACCAAGCAAAGGCTTGCTTCTGCCAACTTCCACAAAACGAAGGAATAGAGATAGCAGATGTTTCTTCTTGTAAGCACGACACAATCCCTTACTTCGCAGCTTCTCCTGATGGTGCAATCTATGGTCGTGATTGTGGCGATATTAAGATTATTGAGGTTAAATGCCCTAACATCAATACTTATATGAAATATCGCACGCTTATCCACGATGCTGCTTCGCTCAAAGAAGTTGAGCCTAAGTACTACTGGCAGATGATGGCAGAAATGAGTTGTACTGGTGCTACTAGTGGTGTCTTTATTACATACTGCCCTTGGTTGTCTAAGCCTATTCATTGGGCTGAGATTGAGAGAAATGGAGACGATGTAAAGCTTATGGAAGCTAGAGTTATGTTGGCAAATGAGTTTATTGACGAAATTATTAATATGTAATAATGGAACTACAAGGAAAAATTATTGTGGTGTTACCTGAAAGAAGCGGCGTATCTGCAAGAGGTGAGTGGAAATCGCAGACCTATGTAATAGAAACACAAGAGCAATATCCTAAGAAGATGGCTTTTGATGTTTTTGGAGCGGATAGAATTGCTAGTTTTGGTATTCAGTTCGGTGAGGTTATTAACGTTAGCTTTGATATTGATGCACATGAATATCAGGGCAGATATTTTAATCAGATTCGTGCTTGGAATGTTACTAAGGTGTCACAACAAGCTACTGCACAAGCACCAGCAGGGGTAGCACAACCATCTGCACCTTACACTCCACCTGCACAACCGCAGCAGCCACAATCTGCTGCTCCATCATCTGACCCTGATGATTTACCATTCTAGCGTAGAGTTAATCAAACGAGCATTCAACGCTTATGTGGTTCAATCTAAAAAATGTGTTTGAGCTAGAAAAGTTTAGAGCAAAAGTAACCGAGTTGGAGAACAAATGTGCTATGGTAGAATTAAAAGAGAAGCGTGGGCGTTCCTTAAATCAGAATGCCTACCTTCATTTACTTCTATCTGCCTTTGCGCTTCAATACGGCTACACTCTAGACGAAGTTAAGACACATTACTATAAGCTGGTAGTGAACAAAGATATATTCCTCAGAGAAGGGATTGATAAATTCACATGAGAATGCTATAAGTATCTTCGTTCTTCTGCCGACCTTACAAAAGACGAAATGAGCAAATCAATTTCTGATTTTAAATCGTGGGCAAAAGAAGAGGCTGGTTTTGATTTTCCCGATTCTGATGAATATATCGCACTACTGCATATTCAGCATGATATTCCGAAAAACGAGCAATACTTGCAGTAGTATTGTGTAACATACAATTTTAAATACAATGGATTCTTTTAAGATTAGCAAAGAACAATATTGTGATTTAATGAAACTTGATAGGACAAATGCCGTAAACTTGTTTGTTTATCTTCTAGCAAATGCAGACGATAACGGAACATTGATTGTTAGCATCCGCAAGATTTCGAGTGAACTATGTATTGGAATGCAAACCGTAAGAACGTTGCTTAAACATTGGTATATAACACACATACTAACACACCAAGTAACACACCAAGGTAGCGTAATAACTATTTGTGATATAAAAAGTTACAAAGGTAGGAAACGTGCTGCTAACACATCAAGTAACACACTTGTTAACACGCAAAAAACTATCGAGGAACGAAAGAAAGATTTCGCAGAAAGTTTGAAACCTCACCTCGAAAAGTACGGAAAGGATATGTTGAATGATTTCTATCGGTACTGGACAGAAATAAATGATGGTGGAAAAAAGATGCGGTTTGAAATGGAGAAAGTGTTTCAAATTGCAAGCAGATTGGTTACGTGGAGCAATAACAATAAATATCATTATAAGAATACCAACAGTCTTCCTGTTGGTATGAATTTGCAGAATAGTAAAGATAAAGATTACACAAAAGGGCTTGATAGATGGAACAAATAGATAGCGAATATTTCAAGAACCTTGTATCTCAGATGCGAGATACTGGTTATCCGCAAGAAATTGACAGAGTACAAATAAGCATTCCTAATGCAGAGAAACGTTTGCGTGGCGGCTTGCAGTATGTTGTTAATATGAAGTCTGGATGTAATGCCGAATGGAACGAACGCAATTACCGACCTATTGTTGATTGGATGACAGACAACAAAGGAAAAGGTTTATTGATGTTCGGCGGTTGCGGATTAGGTAAGTCGGTAATCGGAATGTATATCCTTCCTCTTCTTATTAAAGATGTACATAAAAAGGTGGTAAATATCTTTAGCGCACAAGAGTTGAACCAAAAGATTGATAAAATTCTCAAACTTCATATTATCTATATTGATGATATTGGTACAGAGGATAATCTTAACTCTTATGGCAACAAGCGTATGCCATTTGCTGAACTTTGTGACGCTGCTGAAAAGAAGGGGAAATTGCTTATCCTTACCACTAACCTCAGTATTGACGAGCTTACTGAGAGATATGGAGATAGAGTTGTGGATAGACTGATAGCAACAACAAAAGCAGTTCCTTTTATAGGCGATTCTTTGAGAAAGTAATTATGGCAGACGTAAGTAAAATGGCAGAGGAATGGCTCAGTGAGCACCCTAATGCGACACCAAAAGAAATATGGTTAGCTGGTTATTGGAAATCTACCGATAACTGGTGCAACCGAACCAAGTAAATTCTAGAATTTAAAACGAATTAATATATAGATAAATATGAGTCATTTTTTAACATTGGTAATTGGCGATGAGCCAGAGAAACAACTCGCCAAGTATGATGAAAATCTAGAGCTGCCTATGCATTTATACATGACTAAAGAGCAGCTTATTAGTGAAAACGTAAGGAGATTGAGGAATACAAAAAGAATTACTATGATGTGTTCCTACAAGATAAAGATGCATATCTTGCCAACTGTTTCAAGGAACATGCAGATTATATCGAGAACGAATTTCCAAAGCATCTTAACTGGACGGACGAACAGATGTATGAGGATGCCGTGAAATATTATCGTATGGATATAGATAAAGGAAGCGAGGATATTGAGATACATGAAGACGGCAGCGTTTGGCGCACCTATAATAATGATGCCAAATGGGATTGGTATCAAATGGGAGGCAGATATGCTGGAAGACTTCAATTAAAGGATATATCAATGGATGCTCCATTATTCTATCCAGAATTTGATTCTACATTCTATTCAAGAGAAGACATTAACTATTTCAAAAAATTAAAGGCAGAAGGTCGTTGCGACCAAGCTCGCATTAAGGATATATCCAATGTAGAAGAAATATCAGTATTCGCTGTTGTTAAGGATGGGAAATGGTATGAGCGTGGCAAAATGGGTTGGTTTGCCGTAGTATCAGACGAAAAAGACAAAGATGCATGGAGCGAAGAAGTGAAACAACTTCTTGCATCACTTCCTCCTGACACTCTTCTAACGATGTATGATTGCCACATATAATCATTAACAAAAAAATATTTAAAAATGACGCAGACAGAACGTATTGAGAACGCTACCACCAAACAGGCGGTAGTGTTCATAGTTGTTTATTCTTGGGTTATCCTAAGAAATATAGGAAGAGCAATCAATAAGGCAGTTCACAAGCTACCTTGGTTGTTCATCGTGATAACGGTAGTAATATCATTCATCGTTAGCTTCGTCTTTATTTCTAAGGCTAGAGCAGAGCGAGATAGTTACAACCAGAAGTTAGTTCATACAACACAGCAGCTCGATAGCTTCTATGCTGCATACGGAAACTTAAAATCAAAGTAATATGGACGGAATGGTAATCAATAATTTGTCTGCACAAGTAACTACAGAATGCGGACTGCTGCAACAAGAACTTCTTAAATCGTTTGTTGAGGCTAGAAAACAAAGAGGTATTACAGAAAGCCTAATGAAAAGATTAGCGGTAAAAAAGATGAATGCGATAGAAGATATGTATGGAAACGTACATGTTACCAATGATAAATTTGGCGAGTGTCGTAGCGACTTTGACATTGATGCAACCGATGATAGAATTACGTTGACTCTAAAATATTACGTTTATAGGATTCCTTTGGACGGTTTATCTAAGCACGACAAAAGTGTTGCTATACGTTATAATAAATATGTGTACAGTTACGATACAGCCAATAATGTATCATCTGGTTTTAAGACATTTCGCCCTTGGGGTGGTCTTACAGGTCGTTGCGATTGGAGTTACTCTATTGATGATATTCTCAAAAGTGATTTTCTAACAGAAGGCATTAGTATTGATAATGCAATAGGTGGTGTGTTTAAAGTCTTTCTTAAATAGTATGCAGACAAATTGGAATCCAAATAATTCGTGTGTACTCGCAAGTGTTCCTCTTGCAGTTCCATCAAAAGAACAGATAAGCAAACTCTACATGCTTTTCTACTCGATGGTTGGCGGCTTTGCTAAAATTGTCAAGTCTAACATAGATGAAACATTTAAACTGGTATCGGAAGATGAAAAGCTATTTAAGTTTGACGTAAAGAGAAGAATGACAGAAGCGAAGGAATTTTCAGATGAACTGATTGACTTATTCAAAGAACGAATGAAAGCTGACGGCATGTCTGAGATATGGGATAATCTTACTTTTATCATCAAGTTCTATCTACAAGATGATGTAAGGAAATGTTATTATGCGTTAGATAACCAATTTCTAAAGCATCATATCGAAAGGCATAAGATGTACACAATGGTTGTTATGTCTGGAATATTGAGCGGAATGCTTGAATCTTCTGTTTCCGCATTTAAAAAGACAATGGATGAATATAATGGTTCTTGGGCAACAAATATTGCAGAATACTTTATTATCCCAATTAAGGGCGTTCATTCTCGTATGCGTAATGCAGTGGAATCTATATATCCTCAATCTGTAGATAAGAAAGTGTTTTCAGAGCGCCCTGACAAACTCTCTCTCGGATTCGAAATCATCGGTAGAAAGGTACTTGATTATAAACTCGCAGAAAAAGCACTCGCAAATGCTTGTATATTCAGTGGTCTTAATCTTGATATAAACGGAATTATCGTAGATGGAGAAGACGCACAAGATAACACCGGAACTCCTTGGAATGAAGCTCAATTAAGGGCATTAAAAACAGGTTACCCAGACTCCTCTAACAAAGATATTGCTAGAATTGTCGGCAGAAGTGTTTACGCAGTCGCTAATCAAGCTAAGAAACTCGGATTGAAGAAATCTGAGGAGTATATTAGAGAGACTAGAATAGCTAACTTAAAACGTAAGAAAAATGAAAAAGATTCCAACTCTGTACACAAAGAACAGTAAAGGTCGCTATCAGGAATACAAGATTCCTGACCTTGATATATCGAAGACGTTCTATAGAAAGATAAATGGAAAGTACGAGCCTGTTAGTATGCTCTCGTATAGTCCCCTAGAAGAGGGCGTATGGGTAGTCACTCGCGAAAGTTCGACAACAGAGCATATCCGTGGCACTTACCTTCGTGAGTGCTTTCATCTTGATAAGGCTGCCGACATTGAGCGTTTCCCTCTTTCTAAGATGGGACACATCAAAAAGGTTGCAGAACGTATCATTGATGAGCTGAGACTTGGTAATACAGACACTAGAGCTATGACAAATAACGAACTTGTCAATTTAGTTGTCGGGCTTGTCTATAAATTCAATGAGGAGGTGTAACTATGGAAGATTTACCTATTGGGTCAAAAATAGTCTTAAAGGTGGTTGAGACAGAGAAAGAACAATGTAATGGCTGTTTCTTCGATGAGATATGTAACAATATCTATGAGAATGTTTGCGGAGATTTTGACTGTAGCGCAAGCACTAGAAAAGACGGAAAGGCTGTTCAATTCAAAAGAGTGAAGTAATATGGAAGAAAAGATTAACATAGCGAAAATCTTAAATGGTAAGCCAGTAAATACGAAAGCAGGCTGTATTGAATTAGAAGTCTATAACAATATTGCTCCATCTGCTAGCTATGACGTATGCCAAGATGATTTTTATCTTGGGG